TATACGTGAGGTTCGATGCGTCGGTCATTATTCCGAGACTGCCCGTCGCGCTATCGAAGAACGCTGGGAACGCTGTCGTATCTGACGAGTCTGCGACAGTGACCGTCGAGGCCAACGTAGCTGACGTAGCTGAAGTAGCCGTATCAGCGTTTCCAGTTACGTCCCCTGTTAGATCGCCAGTAAATGTGGCTGCAACTGCTGTTAGTGAGATACTAGCATCCAGATTCAGCGTGACCTCACCTGATACTCCGCCACCATTCAGATTTGTACCAGCGATCACATTTGTGATATCACCGATCTCTGGAGTCTGCCAGGACGGGACACCAGACGAGAGCGTCAGAACCTGTGTGTCGGTGCCCTTAGCCAGCTTGGCTAGTGTAGTTGACCCACTCGCATAGATGATGTCGCCGGAAGTGTAGAGAGCGAGCCCGGTGCCACCACTAGTGGCTGCGAGTGTCGCTGACAATGTGGCTGCTGAGCCGGATGTGTTTTGGGTGCCTGCTTGGTTGACGCCCGGCAGGTTGATATTCCCGCTCCCGTCGAATGATACACCACCAATGGTCCGTGCCGTTTCAAGTGTAGTGGCAGTGAGCGCGTTACCCGTGGTAGATCCCGAACTCCCCGTCACATTCCCGGTAACGTCACCAGTGAGGCCCCCGGAGAATGTGCCAGACAGAAGATTCGTTGTCGCGTTGTAGGTCAGTCCACCATCTGTTTTCGCTGCCAAGCTACCTGTCGCGCTCTCGAATAATGCGACCGAACAAGTAGTGTCCGTCGTGGCCAATACCGAAATTGTGGAAGCGAGTGTCGCCGTATCAGCGTTACCCGTCAGGTCACCTGTTACATCGCCCGTGACGTCTCCAGTCAGGTTGCCGGTTACGTTGCCGGTCACATTACCAGTTACATCCCCGGTCAGGTCTCCAGTTACGTCACCAGTTACGTCACCAGTCAGATCACCTGTTACATCGCCCGTGACGTTGCCTGTGACGTTACCAGTCAGAGCGCCCGTGAATGTTGTGGCCGTGACTGTATTGTCTTTAACCAGCACCGAGTCGATCGTGATACCAGCCGCTGCCGTGGTTTCCGTGATCGTGTCGGTGGTAATCTTCTGACTCGCATCAACAATGATGTTGGTTGCGCCCGTCGTGTTGCCGGTAGCGAGAACCTCGGCCAGCGTATCGTACCTGAGTACCTGATCGTCTACATATTTCTTGATGCTTTGTTGGGTTGCGAGCGCAGTTGCAGAATCGCTCACCATGTTGTCTTCGTCTTTGATGCCGGTTACGGTGGCCCCGTCTGCTCCGATATAGACGCTGGCAAGTGAGGCCAGCCCATTAGATGTGAGTGTCGCAAACGTGATGTCGGACATACTGACATCGGTGCCTGTCAGACTGAAAACGGCGTCGATGACATCTACGACATCTTCGTTGAGCGTAGTGCCCCATGTATCTGTGGACCCACCAACGGTGGGTTTCGTCATCCCGAGATTGGTAGTCGGATTAGCCATATCTGTTACAACGCTCCTAGAACCGGCGCCCGCATACGCAGAGACGAGCCGCTGTGCATCTCTCGTTCTCCTTGCAGCCGCAGGTCGGTTAGTTCTTTATCGAGCCGGGCGATCCACATGGGCATCCTCTCGTCGTTCTTGATGAATGGCTCGGCTTGGGCTAACGCACCATATAGATATATGTCTGGGTGGTTCGTAAGCAACCAATTAGTGCCGCTGGTCAGTGCTGGGATACGCTTGTAGTAGATGATGGTCGCTGTGTATGTGCCGGATGGTTCAGGTAGCACCTCTAGCTGATTCGCCGTCTGGCCCAGGATCGTGAAGTAGACTGGCCTACCGCTTCCTGTCATGTACCCTTTCTTCATCGCCAATTCTTCTGGCGTAAGATATTCGAGCGTGATGACGGGCGTCACGGATGTGATCACGATCCGCTTGATCTCAAGATAGTCCGTGGGCAGTGTCGTGTACTGTCCTGAAATCGAAAATGCGGCGTCTTTTTCGATCATCTCAGGCTGACGTATGCGTCTATTGAATGACGCCTCAGCCAATGTTATAAAATCGACAATTTGATCCGTGAGATCTGTGCGATCCAGCCAATCGGCCACGGATGCCTTCAATTCCGTGTATGTGGATAGCGCCATCAGATTCTCCCTGGTCTCGTCCGAAACAGACGGTTATCGGAGTCATTCCACCACCGCTTCATAGCTTTTTGATCTTTATTCCACCTTATACCTGGGGGCAGATTCTGCCACACACTCAGCGGTACCTGGCCCACCCTGTGCCACCCACCCTTCCAGTTCGCCCGCTCATCCGTCATAGCGTAGCGGGCCTTGTTGGCCTCAAGGATAGGCCCAACATCCTGAACGGTATGTATCGTGACTTGATCGAGCGCGTCATTGTATATGTACCACTCAGTGGTACCCGTTTCTGGATCAAAATCCAGTAGTCGTTTCTCTGCCATAAGTCAGCCCTGCCAGTGGGGCTCCGGGTGAGAAGGTAGGACCCAGAGGAGTCTCCCCACTGACAGTTATCGGCTTATGCGGATGTAGTCAGGTCTACGACACCGCCGCAGCCTGCTTCATTACCCACCTCAAGTCCCATCTCGATCAGGATTAGCCGTTTCTGGGCATCTCCCGTGCGGGCCAGGGTCTCTACCTGATAAGGTCTCAGTGTAGCTTGCTTACACTCATCAGGGTCGATCAGCCACGCATCCCGAGCCCTTTGGAAGCGGTTCGGTACGATTGCTAGGTTTCCAAAATCGCTGACGTAAACATCAGCAGCACCAATAATCGACGTTGGTGCATCGCCTTTCACATTGAAACGCTGCTCTGCAATTCCTGAAAATCCTGACGCGACCTGCTTATTGTACGCCCCGACCATCAGCATGCTCACCTCTGCACCAGCGGTGAAACAGTCTTCAAGTGCTCCTTTCAACAGGGTCTCCGTGAAAGGTCTCTGCGTCCCGTCGTTTCTTGGATCTGTTGGGATCGTAGTCCAGACGGGCTGTGTGCCATCACTGGCTTTGTCTACGTTCGTCTTCAAGAACGCAGGTAGTCCACCAGTCACACGCGCTGTTGTCGCGTCACCAGCCACGGCGCCCGAGTTTGCGAGCAACGCAGTCTCTACGTTTCTCTTCAACTCTTTACTCGCCTTAGCTGCCTGGTAACCGATCTCGCTAGAACGCCCCGCCTTACGGACTCTCTGCTCAGTACCAGAGATGATGAAATCTTTGATATTGATCTGGCAGTAATTGCCGATTCTGGCGGTAGCTGTAACCGCTGTCATGTTATCCAGAAAATCCGCGCCTTCTCTGGTCGGCGTAGCAGAGGCGGCTGCCAATGCGTCAGTCTGCCATTCGTAGAAGGTATTTTCTGCAGTACGACTACCAATATTACTAGAAAATGGTGTAGTCGTGGGTGACACATCGGCAACCAGATCTGAGAGGTCCTCTCGGATTCCTTTAGCCGCATACGTTAAAAAGGTATTAGCCTCAATTGCTGGCATGATTCAACTTCTCCTAAGTTATTCCGAAAGCATCTCCTCAAAGATCGCTGCCGCATCATGTACCTTGCCTGTCTTACGCAGTTTAGATCTCTGTGCTCGCTGCTTCCGGCTGAGCGCTCTACGGCTTGTTCCTTTGTGGGCCGTGGGAGCACTACCGATTTTAGATTTGGCCGCCTTCACTTTGGTGCCGTTGGTGAGTTCTTCATATCTCCAGGCGTTACGCAAGGCAACCAATGCTCGGTGGTCGTAGACCTGGCCAAGCTCTTCCTCGCTGAATCCTAAAGTTTTTCCGTACTCTAACAGCTTGCGCTGTTCATCGGCCTGAAGTTCAGGGTCTGACCATTCAGGGATTTTTTCCAGCACCATCGTGCGCTCACTCGTCAGGCGCGTCTGTAGTTCCTCGGAATTTTTATCCGCGAGGATTTCCTGCATGCGTACCTGTTCGGTTTGCACAGCTTGAAGTTGCCCTTGGCGCTCCCGCTGTAGCTCTCTGAGCCTCAGCCATTGAACCGGATCTTCTTTTTCAAGTCGAGCCCAGTCTATGTCGGGAGGTTGAGCGGCTGCTTCTATCTGCTGCCGGAGTTGCTGGAGCACCCCTACGTATTCCTGGCGCTCCTGCATCAAAGCCTGCTCGTGTGGAGCGAGTCTCTGTCGTTCTTGGTCGAGTATCTCTCTCTCGCTTGCAAGCTCCTGGTTTCTCTTTGTGAATGTCGCCTGGCGTTGGTATCCACTGATGAGTTCGTCCAGCGGAACCTCTGCTGTATTACCGTCTACCGTGACGGCATACAGGGGTGCATCGCTATCTGAGAATTCATCTGGTTCGACAACGTCCGGTTCATCCACCACCGAGTCATCGGCTAACTCGGCATCCATCCCCTGCTCATCATCTAAAGAATCTGTTGCGGGTAGCTCTCCCTCAGGAGAATCCTCTTCAGGTGGCTCTTCAGGCCCGTCGAGCAATTGTGTAAAAGCATCTTCTATCTGGCCGCCGGTCAGTCTTCCGGTGCCATCTAAGTCATTGACTTGGTCAGCCACTAACGTCTCCGTGGTTTCTTGGTTTTACGTTTCTTGGCTATCGCCCAGTCATCTGCGAGCGAATTCAAACCACGAATGGCCTCATCCAGCCCACGAGATTGCATGTACAAACTTTCTCTTCCTTCACTATCATTTAACTTGGTGAGGTGCCATTGGGCAATGATCTGACTTCTCACATCATTGATCATCTCTATAAACACAGGATCGTTCAAGATGCCCTGCGCCTTTTGACCCTTCTGTTCGGTGGTTAGTTCCATTAGCGCTTCCCTACATTCTTGTGTTTCACATTCATGTTGAGTGCTTGGAGGTGTGCGGCAGCCTTCTGTACCGTCTTATGCACCTTGAGTGTGTGCCATTTTTTCCCACGCTGCACCTCGACCTTTGGTCCTCGGCGTCTGTATGGCATTAAGCTCTCGCCTGGTCTCCATGAAGTAAGGATGGACTTTCAAGATTTCACCGCAGAAGACGCAGGTCAACCACTCAGCCGTGATCTCCTGGTATTGCCCGCAGGTGTCGCAGTTTACATGACCACTCATCAGTGCCTCCCGAGGAAGCATAAGTAGTTTGGTATGTAGTTATTCTTTGTTATTGTCCACGCCCTGTCCAGAGCCCCTGTCCAAAGCCTATGCTTTTTTTTTCTGGAAACCGCCTGGTACCAACAACTTGAATACTGCCGAAGGGTGTCCTGTGCCCCTGTCCAAAGCCCCAGTTACGCCGCGCTTTTAGATTTTTTTTTGGGCTGAGACTTTTTCTTTGGCCACAGATCTAGAAGCGCAGCCGTCTCTGTCATCAACTTTCTGTCGTTGCTGCCGAACGGTAAATGCCGGATACGAAACCGTAACCTCTGAGCTAGTTCTTCTGCTGTATCTCTCTGATCCGTCATCGGGCTCTCCAAAAAAAAGGGGACTTCAGTCTGTGATGGGTTGCGAAATTTGCCGGGGTTTGTCAAGTCCGAAGGGGGGGTAAATGTCTAATTGTTGCGTACACTACAAAGCCCCCCTTGGCGCACTTTGGCCGGTCTAAGTCCTTATGCAGCAACGGGTTACTGGCCGGTGTTTTGCATTACGGCCTGTACATAGTGCTTAGCCTTTGGCATGACCTGCTCGCCGCCAGTGACTGAACCGAAACTGGTTCGTGCTTGGTCGTACAGTTCTAGTTCCACAAACCTAAACCCATACAACACAACGACTTACGCATCTCGCCTGCGCGTTAGCCCCC